CTAATTCTGGAGACCATGTAGCTCTTAATTTTCTTTCTTCTACAGAAACAACTACTTCATCTAATTTGAATGATACTTCACCCATCTCAGTTTCTAATTCTAATGAATCGTAACGAGCCCATGCGATATCTAAGTCACCAGCAACTAATGCAGATAATGCACTACCAGAAGAACCAGAAACGATACCTGTGTAACCATCGTATGTAGATGTAGTTACAGCTGGGTGAGTTAAGTCTAATTCGATGTAAAGTGTACCAGTAGCATCACAAATATCATTGTAATCTACGATTCCTCTACCATATTTTTGAGTTACTAATCTGAATGGAATTGAAGCACCATTAGCAATAACTGGTTGACCATCTTGGTCATCTAAAGATTCACCAGCACCATTAACAACGATTAAAGACGCTAAGAACGCTTCAGTATCCATTTCGTTTCCGTCTGGACCTGTTAATCTACCAGCGTTAGTTGAAGAGAAACCAGTTACAGCAACGATTAAGTTTCTTAAAGTACCGTCAGTTGCTAAAGGAGCAGCAGCAAAGTTAGCAGCAGTTGTGAAAGTACCGTTAGTACCTAAAGTTTTTAATACACCACCACCAACAGCGATAGTTAAAGTACCTTTAGAGTTATCAAACATACCATCGTTGTAGAAGATATCGTATAAGTTTTTAGCTTGGAATGGAGTTACAGTACATCCATCAACTGGTTGAACACAGCTTGGTAATTGGTCACCCATACCAGTGTGAGCAGAGAAAGTAGTTCCGTAAGGTACTGTATCGTAATCGTTACCAGCATTTCCGTTAGCATCAACTCTTGAAGAAGTTTGAGGTACGAAGAAGAACAATTTACCGATTGGCATGTTCATAGCTTGTACAGAAACTACATCGTTAGCTAATAATTTAGAGAATACTCTTCTTACGATAGGGAAAACTACAGTTTCGAAAGAACCAGATGATGTTGCATCAGTTGCTTCAGTTAAGATTGAAGTCGCTTGGTTTTCATATAACTGTGCGATGTTTTCTTTAACGTGTCCTTTAAGACCTTCTAAGAATCCTAATGATTCCCATTTTTCTTGTGTTTGTCTACGGATTTCTTTCATGTGGTTTAATCCGATGTTACCAACTTGTCCAGAATTTAAAAATTGTGACATGATTTTATTTTTTTCTTTTTTTTATTGTTATTATCTTTTTTCGACTCTACTCATTAAGTCTTTAATTCTTTGAGTTTCTTTGTCGATATAAGCAGTAGACTCATTTAATTGTTTTGACATACCGCTTGAAACTTCATTATTAATTTTTCTTTCAACTGATTCGTTCATTGGCTTTCTAGAAGTCAATTCACTAGCAATTGTTTTGTATAACCTTTTTGATTCTTTAAGAGTAGAAACTTCGTTATCAAATCTTTTTAAGATAGCTTGTTTTTCCTCTTTAGTTGTAGAATGCTCCATAAATAACTTAGTTACATAAGTTAAGTTAGAGTTAAATACAACTGTTTCTGCTAACATTGTTCTAAATTGTTTAAGAGCTTGTTTGTATTCTTCATTTTTACCTCTTAATTCTTTAGCTTCAGTTAACAATGTATTATATTTATTCACACTTTCTTCTAATGCACCACCAGTTTTTGGTTGGTGTTCAGCGCCAGCTCTCATACCTTGAGCTTCAGTTTTTCTGATATACTCATCGATGTGCTCTTCACCTTCTTCCATCTTATCCTCAACTTCATCCATAGTTTCTGATTCCTCCATTTCATCACCTTCAGACATTACCATTTCGCCTTCAGCATGAGCATATGCTTGGTCATCATCGAAACCACCACCAAATTCTTCAGCGCCACCATTAATAGCTTTAATACCATCGATGTTTTCCATTTCATCAAGTGCGATTTCATACATAACCTCATCAACGTTTTCAGATTCTTCCATTTCACCTTCAGACATGTCTTCATACATAGCTTCGTCCATACCTTCTTCTTCAGCTTCTTCACCAGTTTTAATTATAAATTCTCCTGGTTCATCAACTGATAAATGAATATCACCTGATTCATCGTCAACAACAACTTCGATAGTATCATCACCAGTTAATTTTCTGTAAACTGATATGATATCATCATCTGATGCTTTAGTCAAGTCGTCAACTTCTACCTCATCATCTCCACCAAGTGCTACAGCACCCATACTTACATCGTCATCACCTTCTAGGTCATCACCTTCTTCGGAGTCATCAGAGTTATCATCATCACCCATAGTATCATCAGCGGAAACTTCAATTTCTTCAGCTCCACCTTCTTCACCACCAAGTTCAGACGTTTCGTCTTCTTCAGCATCTTCTTCAACATAACCTTCTTCTAAAGATTCTTTCACTAGTCCATCAATTTCTTCTAGCGCTACGCTACGAAGTATTTCTTTTGTGTTGGCGTTAAGAGCTTCTTGGATTCTTTTAGCATCCAACAATGCGCTCTCAATAATTGATTTATTTTTTTCGGCCATTTTTTTTATGTTTATTTTTATTAATTATTTAAAAGTGAGTTTTACCCACTTGTTTATAAATATATTTAATTTAACGAAAAACTAAATTTTAAAAAAAAAATTTTAATCTAATAAAAATTTATCCAACCCGTCACTCAGCAAATTATTTTTTTTCTCAACTGATTCAACGAATGGTTTAGCTTCTGATTTTTCTTTAAACATCCAAGAACCTGGGGTACTTGGTGCGGTAACAACATCCCAACAAATGATTTCAAAATCTTCTTGTACTATATGGTCACCACCTACTTGTCTTAAAGAACCAACACCTCTAGATGATACACCAATCATAATGTTATTTCTTAAAAGGTTAGCAACTTCATCACCTTTTGTTGAAACAATACCATAATTAATATAACCTGGAGTCATTAATATCTCCATTTTACCCATTAATGTTTTACCTTCCCACCAAGTCTCAATAATATTATGTGATACTCTATCACCAGCAATAATTGAAGATTCTGGATGGTCTAATTCACCTATCGCTCTTCTTTCTCTAATTAATTGTTGGTATCTGTCAACTTCTCTTTTAAGAATTGATTCTGGGTATATTCTACCGTTTCTATTTTTAACTCCATACTTTTGTAATACTACGTAAACAACCAATGGTTCATTTACTGATGGGTGTATTCCAGAATCAAGTTTTTTCATTTCAGTTACGAAATGTTTGTTTCTCATATCATCTGGTGAAATGTAACCAGCATCAGATTCAATAAGAAATCCAAATCCACTTTCACCAGCTTTTAATATTTTAATATCTGACATATTATATTTTTTATAATAAATATGATAGACAAAACAAAAAATCCCGAATAAACTTCGGGATTTTCATATATAAGATATTAATAATTATTATTTTTTGTTTTTGTGAAAACTAAAATAGTTAGATGTATCAAAGACTTCGGAGATTATTTCAGTAACTATTTTTTTTGTTTCGTCTTTTATTCTTTTATCTTGTATTTTAAATGAATTGATTTTAAATAATGTTATTTCACAACTCATATAACTTTTTTTGTTATAATTAATACCAGAATCACGCATATCTAAATCAACAATGCTTCTATTTGTATCGAATAATGTTGAATCTAAATGACTATACAGTTTTGTTTTTATTTCCTTATTCATTTTTCGTATAACCTCTGAATAATTTATTTCTGTATTTAATTTAGGTTCACCCCAAGCTGATATTGTAACATACATTGATTTTGGGTTTTTATTATCTACAGTACCAGTTGTTATTTTGTAATTTTTAAATAAATCTAATTTCATTTGTTTTCCCGTTTTAAGCATAATATTTTTTTTTATTAACTATACTTAAAAAAAATGAAAAGGTCAATATGTTATCTACAAACTCTACCTATTAAAACTAACCCATTTATTTCTGGAAAATATTTACCCTTCCAATTAACACTTAATAAACTATTATCCTTTTTAATTATGTTTGATTTGAAAGTTTCAAAATCACTTTTATTTTTTTTGATTAAATCAATATTGTTTATGATTCCGTTTATTTCATTTTTAGGTGCTATATCTTGCCAAGACTTATTCATACAATAAGATTCCTTAAGACCAGTAACAAGTTCCCAATCACCATTCACAGCAACGAATTTATCGGTTATGGTTGACATAATAACTCGTATTACATAGTCATTATGTTTCTTAGATAACTTATCAATTAATTCTAATTGTTTAAGTTCTAATTTAGCAACCGTTAATTGTAACACACTCTCCATAACCCATTTAATTTGGAATATTGTTATTTGAACATTTTTTAGTTAGTTCATCAATTTTTTTATCAACATGTTCAATTATCTTTTTAATAACCTCATCGTTTTTTAACTCTTGGTTCTTCATAGCATCTTGCAAACCTTTAGATGCTTCATTAAGTAATGGTAACATTTCTTTTAACTCCTTAATTCTATTCTCTTGTTCAAGCTCTAGTTTTTTTATTATACCAGCCTTTTCTTTTTGGATACTTTGAAGCCAAAGCCACATGACGTAAAATGTTACACCAGCACTACCAAAAATTTGAACTAATGAGTTTATTTCCATTTTTAATTTTCAGATAAATGTTTTTTTAATTCTATTACTTTAGAGATATCAGAAACAAATGTATCACCATTGTAATTTCTATTTAATAAGTTTTCCTTTGTTGATAATAACTTTTCTTTTATTTCACCAGAAGACTCAACTATTTTTACATTAACTAATGATATACATTCTTTTATTGCAGCTTTGTAAAATTCTTCTTTCTCAGATTCATTTGTTGATAACACAGTATTAATTGCTTTAATATCTGATTCATCTAAATCACCATATTCTTCATTGAACTTTTCAGTTGCAATTTCTGCTAATGTACTATTAGGTAAACCGTAACCTTCAGCAATTTCTTTTTTAGTGTTATTTAAAATGTAATCAACAATTGCTGTTTTAGCCTCAACCAATTGGTCAATATTTTTATGAGTCTTTTTTGTGAAAATTAAAGTGTCGATATTATTGTATAATGACTCTTTAATTTCATCAAGTTCAAATGACTCACCAATTAGATTTCTAGATAATTCATTGTTGGCTTCTTTTAATTTACTTTTATCGAAACCATCTAATAAAGAAATACATTCATTAACATATTCCAAAGCTTTAAATTTATCCAATTCGATTTTAGATTCGATATTGTAATAAACATTAAATTGCGTATTTAATGCTTCATTTTCTTTGATTGTTTTTATGTATTTTTTAAATGTATTTTTCTTATTTTCATCACCAGTTGAAATACCTTCAGCTAGTATTGAATTATATGTTGATTTTATTTTACCAAAATTATTCATAATTTTTGTTTTTTATAATAAATATGACAAATTGTGATAAAAACATTATTCATCTAACATTCTGTCTATATCACCAATAATGGTATTTATGTCTTCGTTTATTTTTAAATTTTTATCGTATATTTTTACACGCTCATTTAATACTATTTCGTCATCTTCATCTTTGATTGAATTAACCAAATTTTCAAATAATCCAGTGTGTATTTTTTTGTTCTTAGGTTTGATTTTATTATCGTTACCAGTTAATAATTTTTTACCTCTTTTAACTGATTCACCCAAACCTTCTGGTGCCCCAACTTCTGGTGCTCCAGGTGTCTCTTCAGCACCAGCCTCAGCACCACCTTCTGGTGTTTCTTCAGCTCCAGCTTCTGGTGTTTCTTCACCACCTTCTTCACCGCCAAATTCAAGACCGCCACCACCAAAGCCGCCGCCCCCACCTCCAGTAGGACCACCACCTTCTTCGGAACCACCTTCAGAACTTCCACCACCAGCACGAGCCGCATCCATATCACCGTATATTGAATCAACTTTGTCAAACATACCAGTGTACTTAATAACATTGCTAGTATTTTCTAATTCAGCAGATGCTGCCTTCTCAATTCTTTGTTCAAGTAAATCTTGTTTAATTTCATCATCACTCCAACCTAAAATATCTCTATGAGCTCTAGTCATAGACATTGGTGCAAATCCATTACCAGCATCAGAAACCGCATCTTTGTACAATGTCATTTTTAATTGTAATTGTTCAATCTTAAGCATTTCAGCTTGAGTTGATGGGTTATTAAGAGTTAAAGTAAAATTATCCAAATCATCCTCAAACCCTAATAGGTATAAGTGTATAATAGCAATCTTATTTAATTCAGCCAACATAGCTTGTTGGATTCTGTTTATAGTTCTAGAAAATCTAACATCTTGCAATGATAAGTTTTTACCTTCACCTTGAGCTTCATCATAATTTAAGAATTGTTTAGGAACTCTCAATGCTGTAAATAACTTTCTTTGCAAATATTGAATATCTGCAATTTGGTCAAGATTAGAAGCACCTTGAAGTGTATCAATTGGAGTTGGTGCATTTTCATCCCTAACTGGAATGAAATAATCTTGGTCATTAGCCAATGTGTTATATCTTAAATCAACTTGACCAGTTTGTGGGTCAATAATTGGTGTTCTTTTAAATCTATTGGCAATTTCATCAACGTATTGTGGAACATCTTCTTCATCTATGTTACCAACAAATATTTTATATACTCTTCTTTCTGGTGCTCTAGTTACACGATAAACCAACATAGCATCTTCAGATAATTGAAGCTGTTTCCATATTCTCCTAGCCTTTTCAAGCATAGATGTACCATATGGTAATCTTCTATCATCTCCTAATAATCTAAAGTGAGCAATTTGCCAAGAATTAAACTCAACATCTCTACCTCTCCAAAAGAATTTTATCTTACCAGATGTTTCTTTTACATCTTCAACATTGATTCGGTTTCTACCACTTATCATAGCTTCAATGATATCACCTTCTCTTCTTTCTATTTCAAAGTTTGGCAATTGTCTTGCACCCAAAACACCATTTCTATCATCAATATTCAATAATAAGAAATTATCACCATACTTACATGTGTTTCTAGTCCACATAGGTAATGATACATGAATATCTAATCTATTAAAAAATAAATCCTCTAAAACACCTTTGATTCTATTACTATCTGAATATACGTTTAATATCTTACCTTTCTCATTTGTTGTTGTAGCCTCTTCCATCATAACATCTAAAGCCGCAGCAATTTCTGGGTAAAATTCCATACTTTCAAAATCAGTATAAGAACCAATTCTTGTTGTTTCATAATGAATTGATTGTTGGAACAATTCACCGTCAACCTTTCTCCAAAGGTTTCTTAAATATTTGTTTTGTTGATTCTGTAGTTTTACAGAATCGTATTCATCTTTCGATTGTGTTTTAATTAAAACATCATTATTAATTGAATACCTATTTGATTGTTGTTGTGGTTGTTGTCTAACACCCTCTGGACCAAATATCGCATTCAATCTTTGAAATACTGTTCTTTTTGCCATATTAATTTATTTTTAATTAATTATACTGAAATAAGTTATAAATTAAATACTTATTGCACATAATTACATTCAACGTAAGCTAAGTCTTGTTGCATACCATTTACAACAACCATTTGATAAACATAGCCTGTAATATTATCGTATCCTTGTGAACCTTTTGTTGCGGTACAAGTAGGTGTTGGTTTTTTACCATTACCGTATCCACCAGTCTTATCTAAGCTGGTATCTGGACACCACAAATAAAGCGCTACCGAATTTGGACCAACACTTTTATTTCTGATAAAACAACTCTTTTCTCTAACTCTTGCCATAATATTTTATTTATTTCATACCGCTGAATAACCATAAATATTCACCTCTAGGGTCTTGCATGTTTTTAGAAACTGTAGATGAAAAATTTGGTTTACCAGTGTTGGTTTTATTTCTTTGATTTTTTGGCACAAACCCAGTATTGTATACTTCATCTGTTTTCTGGTTATTAGAACCAGACTTCCAAGCTGATAATATAGCCTTGGTTTGTTTTTCCATTTTCTTTAATTTTTTAAATGATGATTCCAATATCCACAAAGCCATACCCAATGAAATCAAACAGTCATCATTATATCCCTCCATGTGGTCTGGTCTACCATTTTTGTAAATAAATGTTTTCATTTCATTTATTACACGTTTAGATTTAATCTTAATCACATTAGTCCTTACCGCAATTTCCAAATTAGAAATTAATTGTAATCTAACACCGTTTATATTAAAACCAACAACCTTCTTACCATTTTCAGTTTTAACTGAATCATAATGTAAATTAGGATATTTTAATTCAACCAATTTAGAACATGTGGTGTTACCAACACCAACGTTATCTATAACAACGTATGCGTTATATTTTGTACCATATTCATTTATAATTTCAGCAAAAATATCTGGTGGTATTTTACCTTGAAATTCAGCAACTTGTTCCATTGTTGTAAAATCAACAATTTGAAAACAAGAGAAATCCGCACCGTCACCACGAGATACGTCACATGCCATTATATATTGATGGTCAACAATAGGTTCAGACCAAATCCAAACCAATCCGCTATTACCATCATAATAAGTATCATCGATAAATTTAGGTTTTTCAACATTTTGAGTATCATGCATATTGATATATTCATCATCTATAACATTACCCCCAGAACCAAGGAATGACACATCAAGCTCTTGCGCAATACGCTTCTTGTCGTTGTTCATACCTTTACACATATCACGATACCAAGTTGATGTTGGTTTATAACCCTTCTTAATCATTTCTTCAAATGAATCCAAAGTGAATTCAACCTCATTGATTATTTCATCAGCTTTTAACCATTGTAAGTCTTTATTGTATCTTGGGTCTTGATACCACTTCAATTCAATAACATTGTAATCGTTTTCACCTTTTTCAGCTTGTTCATATGTTTTGTAATAAAGTGGGTCATAACCATTTGGTGTAGATATTAATATCGCACCACCCCCAGTACCAAGTGATGTAATAGCCGCTGAGTATAATTCAGCACCATTTACGATGAAGGCTGCCTCATCAAATATTAGCAATGTTGGGGTATATCCACGAAGCGCATCTGTAGATGTTGCTACCGCAATGATTTTACTACCATTTGGTAATTCTATCTCTATTTGTGAATCTTTTACAAATATTGATTTCTTTTCTTTGTCTTCACTACCATAATACTCTGGACCCCAAACCCATCTTGGTAACTGTGAACAATAATCTTTAATACCTCTAGCGAATTTCTTAGCTAGATTTAATTTATTGGCAATAACTATTATTGTTTCTGGGTTATTTGAGTCAGCAAAAGCACATTTAACTGCACTATACGCTTGCGTTGTTGTTGATATACCAGCCTGTCTAGGTTTGGTAACAATATTAAAACGGTTTGTTTGGTAGCAATCTACAATATATTTTTGTCTAACAAATAATTTAAATGGTACAAACCCCTCTTGTGTTTTATCAAAGGTTGATAAATACGTTTCTATTGCGTATTTTGGGTCAATTACACATTTTGCATATTCATTTAATATTTCACTTGCTGTTAGCATAAGTTTTTTATTAATAAATATGCAAAAACGCATAAAAACAAAAAAGGGTGATATTTAATCACCCTTATTTCATTTATAATAAATCATCAATTTCAAATAGGTTATCACCCATCGCTTCATTGTATTCATCTCTTTTTATTTCATCCTTTATTTCCTCAAGCATTTCCTCAACTATCATCTTACCTTTTTTAGTACCACCAAGTATCTCCCTCATTGTTGAAGCATATTCAGTAGGTTCTAATTTAGATATATCAGCATATACATGATGTTTCAAATTAAAATCATCAGCTGGTATTGCTTGACAAAACCTATTCCATAAACCTGGTCCAATTATCATATCCCAATGCTCAGCTTGGAGATAATCAGATTTATTAATAACATATTCAGCAATATTTTCTTTTGTTGGCAACCCATGCATTGAAAGAATCTCCATACACGCTTTAACCAATTCATGAAGCAATACTGGAAATATCATACCTTTAGCGTGTATTGTTTTTGATTTATCATCATCTGAACCAAAATCAATATCACATTTACCACCATTTACTGTCTTAGATAAATCTGGATATAAATAAAACATATAATCAGCAGATGCCATTACTTTTTTATAAGCATTAAGCAATGTTGGGTCCATTTCACCAAGCTCATTATCAACCATGTGATACATATGGTTTACATTTTTAGCGGCACCTTGATTCATAGCGTTAGCAAATCTTCTTTTATATATTGAATCATTAGCATAAACCATTTCATCGTGGTCATCAAATTCAACAACTAAATCAGATTTAGGCTTATCAATAGTTCCAGAATTATCAATATCAGTTGTTAAGTTCTTCAAGCTTCTTTTTGTGTTTTTTTTCTAAACCTATAACACCTCTTAATAATGGAATCATTTCCAGTCTTAGTTGAGTTTCATCAATATCTCTAACATTGTAAGTTTTTTTAACTCTATTAACAACATCTTTGAAACGCTCACCAACAACGGTTGTTGCAAAATTTCTTTCATCACCAATAGGAAAACAAGGGCTTTCACCCAAAGAAGTTCTATTGTTAATTAAATCTTCTTCAAGTTTAGGGTGCATCCTTTCATTTAAACCTTCTGGGTATATCATATTATTTTAAATTTTTAAGTTTAATTGTTTTTAAAACCTTTCTATTGTTTTTTACACTTTCAAATGGTAAATCATCAGTTGGGTTATCTTCTGGTTTAGTTGTTTGCTGTGAAATTTTTTCAGCATATGCTTGACCTTGTGGTGTACTAACAAGCCACTCATGAAAAGCATCTCTAATTTCTTTATCTTGCCACGCATGATATTCAATATCCTCAGACCTACCATAATTTGGGTCAAAGTTATTTTCATCAAGCTTTTCCATAAATGGTATAGGGTTTTCATCAGCAGTTTCACCAGCCTTTTTTATAGCATTAGCCATATCATTAATAGCTGAAGTTGTATCTTTAACCTCTTGACTTGATGGAGTATTTTGACCTTGTTGTTGACCAGCTCCCAAAATAGCTTCTTCAATTTGACTTTTCTTTATTTTCATTTCTTTTGAGTTTTTTTATCTTTATTATATTCCAAAACTAAATCTCGTTCATATAATTTATCATTAACATCTTCCTCATCCATACCAAAAGAAAAATGTAGTCTAACCTCTGGGTATTCATCATAACCATCAATGTTTTCCCAAGCTAATGCGACAACACCATCAACAGCATCCCAAACAGCAAAAGTATCACTTTCTTGAACCAAATTAAAAAGTACATCAGTTTGTAATTTACCAACTAATTTAACAAATTCAGAATGTGGTGGCTCTGGTCTACCAGATGCTGGAACAGAATCCCAATCTTCACCATCAACATTTTCAATTTTATCTGAGAATAAAAACTCATACATGTAATTACCCTCCCAATCTTTACCTACTTTATTTATATAAATTAACTTCATATTACATTTTAGGTTTTGGTTTAGCTGCTGGTTTAACTTCCCATATTCTTTCTCTTCTTGGAGATGGTTTTCCTGGTTTTGTTTCTGGTAATACCACAGGTTCCTTTACAGGACTATTTGGTAATGTTTCTGGACCTAATGTTGTTAAATCTAGATTAGATGTATCCATCTCATGTAATCTTTGTAATATCATATCCTTTATGTTTTCAGCAAATATAATATTTTTTTCTGAATCTTGCAAAGATTCGTTAGATTTTTTACCCCATTTTTTACCTTTACCTTTTGTACCACAAGCTGAAGGTGTAGGTCTACAAGCTGGATATTTAGCTCTTTCTTCACCTTCCTTTCTACCACAAGATTTGCATTTTTTTCTTCCAGTTTCTGGGTCTTTTCTACATGTGTTACAATCTACCCAACCTTGTGACTTACCTTTACCACCTTGTCTTTCGAACCAACCATGAAGACCTTTTTCTTTTTCTTTTGAAAAATCAGTTTTAACTTTTTTCTTTTTAGCCTCATCAATTGATTCATCAGTACTATTACCCCAGTTCTTTGCACCGACTTGTCTACATTTAACCAAAGCGCCAGACGCATAAGCCGATGGCCATACATCATATCTACTTCTTACTTTATAGTAACAAGCATCCTTTTTCTTTTTTTTCTTCTTCTTTTTCTTTTTACCCTCTTCTAATACCTCATAAAGCTCATATTCATCCTCTTCAAATATGGTTTTAATAACCTCAACCATTAAATCGGTTGAACCTTTAATAACTCTATGATATGTATTTTTTGGTATAAAATATTCTTCATTAATATCTAACCTCTTTGGTAATTCATTATCCATTTGTAGATACCAATCATTCTCATTAATAGGTAATACAACTCTATCCTCATGGTCTCTATGCCATGTAAGTTCAGATTCAGAAACACTACTAGAGAATGTTCTTCTAACTATATTACCATTTTCTTCTTCACTGTAAGGTTTCATATTCATATTTTACCACCATCTACCTCCACCAGATAAACCTAATAATTTAGCATATCTAGGTAATCTACAAGCCCAGTATCCTGGTTTTGTTTTATCATTCTTTTGCTCACAGTTATGTCTATCAGCAAATGCTTTTCTAGCTTTTGGGTCTCTTAATTTAACAGCCAAGTTACCACCACCAGATTTTGCACCAAATGATACCTTTTTAATCTTTCCAGTTTTAGGGTTTCTAACATAAACGTAGAATTTTTTGGAACCGCCCCTTTTAGGTTTACCTATTTCTACTTTTTTACCTTGGTATTCAGCTTCATTTATAGTTTTAGTTTCTTCTTCAGATTCAAATATAAAATCCATTTTGAATTTATCGTCACCAATTTTAACATATTCATTTGTTAAATCTTTAACGATGAATTCATCATTTTCATTTAATTTAATTAAACCTTTTGTATATAAACTTTTAACCTCATTAACAAGTTTAATGAATTTTTCAGAACCATATCTAAATACAGACTCACCCAAAGCAATACCATTATCCAAATGATAACCCAATTCATCAGAAACTGGACAACCAGCACTTAATTCCATTGGTTCTGACCATTCAGCATATTCTTCTTCATCATAACCATCCAAAGCACCCATTAAGAAATGGTAAACTTCTTCAACATCATCATTTGCTCTAGCTGTTAAATTAAGCATCCACTCATGATGTGAAAGCATTTCATCAATAGCATAAACATCCATATTTAAAATTTCATAAGATGCATGTCTTAGATTTTTTAAGTTTTGGAAAAACATATAGTTATTTGATTCACCACCTTCAGTTATAGCAGCTTCAGTGCCTTCTAAAAAGTGATAAACTGATTCTAATTGACTATTAGCAGTTGCAATGTGGTCTAAAGCCCAACCATGACCATCAGATAATAACGCATCAACAGTATTATCATCCATTTCTAATAATTCAGAAGCTGACTCAAATATTGAGAATACATCATTAAAAAACATATTATGTTTTAATTCACCACCTTCTTCATGATTTTCTTCCATGAAACCCTCAGCATCAGTACCAAAAGCAACTACTGAATCAGATAGTAAATCTTCATATTCAAACATTTGTCTTTCAGCTTGAGGCGCAAACCCTGGGTCAGATGCAAATTTTGGGTCTGGCTTATACAATTCATCAACTTCATCTAATTGTTCTTCACCATCAACATTAATATCTACATCATCTGATTTTGGTTCTTCATCACCTTTATCATCACCAGTGTCAACATTAACATCCACATTAACATCTTTTTCATCATCACCAGATGATTTTATTTTTTTAATGATATCCTTTTGGTCTTCATCATCCATTTCAGCTGTATGAGTTGCTGAAATAACAGAATTTATTGCGAATTTTTCCAAATCAAAATCTGGCTCACCTTTATCTTCAGTATATTTTCTAAGAGTTGTACCTAATTTACCAGCAAGTTGTTGAATATATTTTTCTGGGTCTTCATCTTCATTAGCTTCAACACCAGCATCAAATGGTGTATCATCAAATGGTTTATCGTCTTTTTTGTCTTCTGGTGCATTTAAATCAATATTAATATCCTCATCACCACCAACCTCTGGCTCAGAAATAGGTAAAGGTGGCGTGCTAGGCGCAGCCACCTTTAATTTATATTTAACTTCTTCTTCTAAATTATATCCATCTTCCTCATCTTCGAAAAGACCAGTAGACATTCCATCTGATTTAGTTTCAGTTAGACTTTTTTTTTTAATGTACTTAACAAAGCTTCTTTTTCAGATTCTGTTAATGAATTTAAGATTTCAGTTACTTTATCATTAGTCCCTTCGTCAATGATTGAATCCATTTTCTTTAAAGCTGACTCAATACTAAACCCTGTTCTAGATTCTTTAATTTTAGCTTTGCAAGATTTAAATTCATCTTCTTTATGTGATGGTATGTAGTATTTACCCTCTTTATTTTTTTCACCAACAGATGCTGTACAAATAGCCCATGGATTTTTTTTCTTTTTACCTTCTTCTATTTCAGATTCAGTAAATAATTGATACTCCTCACCAACCAACATTTCCTCAATTGCCATTTCACTTTCAGACAATTTAACAGAATCAAATTCATCCATCACATCTTTCTCAGCAAGGTTATCACCAAATTGTGAATCTTCCTTACCTTCTTTTGAATCATAAGATAATTCAACACCAGCCTTATCAACAATATATTCAGCACCATCACCCATTCCTTTTGTTGCACTTAAAGCTTGGTCAGCTTTATACGGGTGGTGTTCAGTTAATAAATTATCATCTTCAAATACGTTGAAATTACCTTTCTTACCATAAGCCTCATTTAAACTCATGAATTTTAAGTTTAAATGCTTAATAGCTTTCGCATATGAAGGATAAGCTTCAGAAGTTTTATTCATTAAACCCCCGATATAATTGAAATCTTCTGTTACAATATTTGATTGTTTGTCAGTCACCTTAATGAAATAATTGTGACCTTCTCTAACGATACCATAAACCTTACCATCAGGTCCTAATTTTGTTAATTCAACAACAGAATTTTTTACATCCTCATTTAATGGTTTAATACCCATTAAATCTTTCATTCTGTCAACCTTCTCACTACCTTTTAACCCTGTAGGTCTAACTATAAATGGTCTTTTCATTTTTTGTTTTTTTTTATTTTAATTATAAACTAACGGAACCCAAATCTGGAGTACCAGTATAAACGTCTATCTTATTTCCTAATAAATATATGTTACCATTGGTTGAAGCACTTATGCTTTGAATTTTTATATTCAAAGGCATGTATGCTGGTAATTCAACTATCTCACCATTGATAACAACAGTAGCATCTGAATATGCATATATTTGTGAATAGTATTCAGTGGTAAAATTTGCATTTTGCCAAGCTCTAATCACAGAAAAGGTGTCTCTAGTATACATAAATTATTTAATTATAAACTAATTGACCCCAGATATGGGCTACCATTAACAACATCCTTCTCAACACCAAGTAAGTAGCAACCAATACCACCACTAACAGTGTTAACCGCCAAGAATATACTTGAACTACCACCCATATTTAACACTCTACCATTAACAGTCATGGTACAACCAGTTGGTCCACCATATATTTCAGTGTAAGTATGTGCGGTTAGGTTGGCCTCTTCAGCTGGAACGCATACGCTATGTACTTCATTAATTTTAGCCATTATAAGTCATCATTTATAAATATAAATATATACAAACAATAAAAAAGATGTAAATGTAAAATAAAAATGGGGTCAATTATAACCCCATTTTATTTATTTAACAGCCAGCATTTTATTAATTCTGTTTTTACCTTTTTCCCCAATAGGGATTGGATTACCTTCTTCATCTATCTGTACAAAAGCAATATGTGTTTTTAACACCAAGACTTGTTTTCCAGTATATACATTATGAGCCCTAGCTTCCATATACAATGTTACTGATGAATTACCCACATCTTTTGGATATCCGTATATCATTAATAATTGACCTTCCCTAGCTGGTTTTTCAAAATTACATTTATCTATTGATACTGTAACCATTCTAGGTGAATCACATAATTGCATTGAATATGCTGCCGCTGCCGCATCAATCCATGCTAGCAACTTACCACCAAATAAATTACCATGAAACCCCAAATCTGATTTTTTAATTGGATGTCTATTTAGTAATTCCATAAATTAATCAACTTTTTCTAATTGGTCTTCATTAAAGATATGTAATAAACCATATCCATCCATTTCTCCTACTACACGCACATTACCTTGTACGGTTTCGAATACTGATACAATTGTGCAAGGGAATTCATATCCCTTTGTCTTAATGGCTTTATCACCAACTTTGAATTTTGTTTCTTCCATAACTTTTTAGTTTTTATGCCCGTATGGGTCTTTATATATAAATAATTCAATTACGTTATTTGAATATAAAAAACATATTAAATAATCACCGACATTGTAATTATACCGACTATCTTTAATGTTTCCAAGTTTATAACCTTTTTTTATCTGATTGACATCAATCTGAGTTGATTTAGGTATAGATTCAAATGGTTTTTTTACATTCAATCCGTTTAATGATAATACCTCAACTAATTTATTGTACACCTTATCAACTTCAGCATCTCCAATATTATGATTATCATCATAAAACGCATAATGATAATCATAAGTACCACTTATATTATCATACACTAAACAAGGACAACCACATATAGTCATATCATAAAAATCTAATGTGTCTTTTGTTTGAATACCCTTAACTTGTGTAAAACCAAAAAAAGGTATTATAAAAAATAATGCTAATTTCTTCATAATTTAATTACTTAATGGGGCCTTTATGCTTGGGTGTGATTGATAATCTCTAATCTCAAAATCAGATATCTCAATATGTTCTATTTGTTCAATTAAACTAGCATCAGGGTTCCAGAACTCATCATTAATAACTAATTTTGGTAATGGGTATGGTTCTCTTGTTCGTTTAGGTACACCCCATTCATCACATAATTTTGTTATTAATTCATCTTCATTTTGTGAATGACCATAGTCTAATAATGATTCGTAACCTAAAACATCAACCCCATAGTTTACTCTCTCAATTTTATCTAATTCTCTACCAATTTGTTCTTTTGCTTGTTCAATGTGATTCAAATACAAATGAGTATCACCTAAATTACCAATCAATTCATCTGGAACCATATTAACTGCTTTTGCAATGATTTCAAGTAGTAAACCATAAGAAGCAATGTTGAATGGTAAACCTAAGAATGTGTCTACTGAACGTTGATTCCACATTAAAGAGATTGCTCTAGATGGGATGTTAGCTTTATCGTATTGTTCTTCTTTAGACCAATTGTTCATTCTAAATTCATAACCTCTCTCATCAAATATTTTATATCTCTCATTTTCACTTAATTCTCTAGTATAAACTTGAAATCCATAATGACAAGGTGGAAGAACCATTTGGTCCAATTCACCAACATTCCACGCATTAACCATCAATCGTCTTGAGTCTG